CCTCCGTTCTCTCATCCATAGGCTTGTTTTGTACCGTTTTGACAAAATAAAGCACCTCATCCCATGATCTTTCGGAAAGCGTCCCATTATTCATGCCACAACACCTACATCCATTAGAAAACACTGGTATTGTATTCCCATTATACATCCTGACAAATTTGTATCCTATATACTCATTACATAAAAAACATTTTCTTAACGGAATGAATCTTATCTTACCGCTATCGACCATACTTATCAATGTCTCGCTATTCATATCATTTTCTCCTCTAATTAATTATCCTTATCTCTAGCCAATCGGATAAAATTTATCTGCATTATCTTTTCCGTCTTTATAGAAGATAGCCAGTTCTCGTGTCAGAAGGTTCGCCAGGTTATCTACCGTCTCCACCTCACCGAAGCTAAACCATGCCCTCTTACTGTAGGTGTTACCTATCCATGCCACACTTACACGTTTCCAAGGACTAATCTCCTTTACTAGCCCTATATGGTTCTCAGTATTTTTAATCACCTTTGATTTGTCAATACTCGTAAGCCTAACAAAATCCATTGGTCGTATCACTTTATCCTCGTCCATGTTAATCCTCCTATATTTTTATTCTCTCAATTTGTTCTTAACCTCCTTAACATATTTAGGGGAATGTAGTCCCCTATGTAATCTTATAGCCCGATCTATATCCTTGTCAGGATTATGATGAGATTGATATATCTCGAACATTTCCCTGGCCTTGACAGGATTCGTTCGATCTTCGTATCTATATCTCCTTTTCTCCCGTTTAAGGCGTAATATCCTATTAACCTCATCAACGTATATCCTTTTCATTTGCCACCTCCCTAAAGCCCCGGATGAGGCGTTATACGCTCGATCATCATCCATTGACTCCACGAAAGACAGGGCGGCCGCCAGCTTGTCCCATACCCTTGCCTCTACCACGGCAGGCCTTGGGGCGTGTGGCAAGCCACCGTTTCCTTTTGGTGGTGTCAGTACCACCATAGCCATCATAAGTAAGTATCTTGTCATATCTTATCCATATCAAAATTATTACTCACGATCTTATCACCTATGTTAATTCTCTCCATATCCAAGATATTTGTATCATTTATTATACTCCTTACCCAAAAAGAGGATATAATAGCAGAATATTATGATATTAAGACGTAAACCTGTCTATTACCATACTACCATATTTATCCTCCTTCCAATATCATTCGTATCAGTACGCAACTTTTATTATTATGGTCATAAATACACTCAATCATCCCTTCTTCAAGCCGCTATCGCCATTAAGATTATCAGCTATACCCAATATCTTCGAAATAAGAGCCTTTTTAGGCTTATATTCGTCATTTATGCTTATAATCGAGAAGCTGTATACCGCGCCTTCTTTCGAGACCTCCACGCCCACGTATTTAGGCGCAACGGCATCCCTATGTAATACGATAAACGGGCTTTTGCCGTCCAGTTCATTTATCAACTGGTTAAACTGTCGCCTTGTCATCTGATAGTGATATTATTTCCATGTTATAAATACGATCTCTTTTTACCCTTATCTTCTCGCATAGCTCATCGAAGCACTCATCTTCTTTTAACCTATTAACATAATATGATACGTTTGATTTAGAGCTTCCTTGAAGATATATATTCCCCCTTATATTCTTTGAGAAAAAATTAGGCAAGACCATCTTTTGTCTCTTATCCTTGTTATCTATGTAAGATATAACAACAATCCACAACTCTGGCTCCCGTTCTTTTATCGATAACATAAGATCAAGACTCGATTGACTATTGATATTCCTCCTGCCAGTTTCATTATAACGTAGAATAATATAATCATCCGCGTTATCATTCTCAACCATCACGACTATAGGGCGATCGCCCTTCCCATTATCACATAATACTCTTGCCTCTTTCCCGTTGCGGAGATATACCTTATCGTAATCTCCGTTTTTGTATATCTCAAAATCAAACTCTATCACCATATCATTTCCTCCTATTGATATATTGTTGTGTACGGCCTTCTTTTATTTTTTCGAAATAAAACTTATTCCCATATAACCGGGTGAAGCAGATGTTATACCCGAAATGTTCCGCGCGTCTGATCTGTGCGTAACCTCTACTGATGTCATTATTATCAATCAGCGTAACAAAACAATGTGATCCTACCTCTGTGTTTAAAACCAGATTTTCCCAATCTTTTACCTCCATATCAAATCTCCTTAAATAATTTTTTGTTATGATTATCGCTATTATACCATTTATCAATATTATCGTACTGCTTTGGATAAACCCCATAGGCCTTACACCACCTAGGTAACGGCCCGTTTAACGCATCTAACGCCGTCGCAAGGTCGAACGTAGCCTCCTCCTTGATACAACACCCCGATCCACTCCCACGGCTCGGTATATAAGCCCTACTATATGCTACGCTCATCCCATATTCCCCATGACTCAGACGCCCGATGTTTGGCGAATCAGGGAAGGCGTAATACAACGTTGTATAATCATCCTTACTCCAACTTCTATTATAAGCATCATCCTGCCACGCTAAAACCCTGCAACCGGCTTCTTTCAGTTCCGCTGCCGCTCTTTTTAAAATATTGTCCATATGCTATTTAATTAAGTTGTGTCAAGGCGCCGGGAACCGACCCCGGACCATATCCGCACACGTACGATCATGGTATTCCTTCCGCCCCGCCAAGGCTTGGTTCAACATTAACAAACTTTCATATCCTCACACATCTTAAAAAAGACCTCTCTTATGATCTTCTTGTATAAGATGTATATCTCATCATCATCCTCATCAAACTCCACTCCCCATGAACGTAATAAATATCTAATATCACAATCCGCTATATGAATCCTGAATATAGACGGAACGCTCATTATGTAATCCTCAAAAGCCTTCTTAATTCCATCCCTTTTGATATGTTCTTTATACTCATTCTTGAACACACTAAGCATAAAAGACATATATTCCCTATCGTATTTAAACTGCTTACCATAATTATCTGTATCTATATGATCCAGTATATATATCTCTATAGCGTCTCTATCGTATTTTGACATACTCCTTCCTCCTCCTTTTGATATTTTATAACCTTTTTCTCCCCATACGCTTTCGCTAACTGGATAAGTTGACCGGTAAATACCTTGGTACGGTGTTTTACGATCTTATCCACCAACTCCGGGCATCTGGTTCTCCATCTATAATTAACCTTGCCCTTAGCTTTCTTCTTGTAATACCTGTAGAATGTTACGGCTACTACCACTTCCCCATTCTGTTCAAAAGCAACCAAATCGTAATTGTTGTAAGTTATTTCGCTCATCGTGTAATATATTTTATAAATTCAATCACTTTCTTTGGCAGTGAATCTATATCCTTCACTCTTTTACCAAAATTGTACATATGACTTCTATGCGGATAATAATCTCCCGCATACATCCCCACTCCTAATGGATGGAATGGATCCTCACTACATGAGAAAACAGGATAATACACCACCCCATAACCATCCTTTATATTTTTATTTACATATACTATGGTATATCTATCAGCCACTTCATCGCCAAAATCATATACTCTTACTTTTACTTTCACACCATCCGCGTTTGTTATAATATTATCCATATATACCTCCTTTGTTGTTCACTGTCCGACTAATCTATTTTCCTTCCATATAATGTGTATGTACCATACCATCCCCTATCCATATTTACCACATCAATATGATGTATATGATAACAACCATTAGCTATTCTGCCGCAATCGGCTATCACCATAGCTATATCCCTATACCCAGAATCAATGAAAATACGAGCCAATCTATCCCCACTAAATATAGATACCTTGATATCGTCTTTCTCTTTTATAATCCTTCTCATATCATACCCTCCTATCGAGCTAATCTATCATTTTACCATAATTAGTATATGATCTACACCATCCACGGGCCTCATTCGATACCCTAATATGATCAATAGGCTTATCTCCGGCCATATTATTGGCGTACGATATTACATCCGACATACTTCTGAATCCGGAATCCTTAATGGATTTTATAAGCGTCCTATCATACCCGAATACCAATATCTTCACAATATCTCTTTCCTTCACAGTCCTCCTCGCTCTCATAATATTCTAGCCATAAAATAAACAAACATAAAATCTATTTTCTCTTTGTTATCATCTATCCTATGTCCGGTGATCTCAAAAATAACCCTACGCTTTTCGATAGTCTGTATATTATCTAACTGAATAGCTATGTAAGGATATTTCATAACTTTCTCTCTATTGATGTTATTCAAAATAGCGTTGACATCTTGCCTGCGAAAATACATATTTACCCCTATGTAGCTGGCAACCAAAAGACATTCGTCTATTATCCCATCTGTATCGAATAACAATAACATATCATCCTTCTCGATAGTATATTCCATATCAAGAATCTTGATACGTTTGCTTCCGTCCTTCTTATCAGCTATAAGAATCTCTATCATATCCTTGTCAGTCGTAAGGACATAATACGCCTCATCCTTTGTAATATTATCACGAAGGTAAAATAGCGCTTCATCTTGTAATCTTAGTAATTCTGTTTCGTTCATATTCATTCCTATTGTTGCCAAGGGGAAAAGGACGGCGCTGGCGACAAGGTCTGTCCAGCCTCCCCGCAGCCGCCCGTTCCCCTTGGTATTATTCTGCCACCTCTAATTTCCCGTAATAAGGATAAAAACAACCGTCTCGATAAACCGAATATCTGAGCGTTTTATCCCTTGCTTCATAGATGGAAACACAACCGCTGTTATAAGCGTTGGATAGTTCTTTTGCTACAAATCCGCCTATTTGTTTATAGGGTTTAGGCGTATCCCTCAACGGTCTGCCTACGTATATATCCTTTTCTCTAAGCTCCGTTAAATACATGAATCTCATATCAGCCGATTTTAAATCCAACATTCCTCTACCTCTATCTCCATATGATCCGCCCAATCACATCTATCAACATCCTCTCCATTCTCAAAGTAATAGTAAGCCCATACCTGTACGCCTCCTACCTCTATATATCCATCACTTTTCCATTCTATCAACCCGTCTTGCCTTACCACGTTGGTTGGCTCAGCCCCTAGCGACAGCAGATTATTTACTATACTACCGCCAAATACGTTCCTTGCTTCTTCTTTCGTCATGTCACTATCAGATTTTTAATATTACACTAACGCCAAAGGGGAACAGGGACGGACGACCAGCGGGACCTACCCCACGCCATCGCCGCCTCCCGTTTCCCTTGGTTTCCTCCGCATCACCCCATACCAATAAACAATATCTACCCGCCATCGCTCGCAACCGCCTTGCCTTGACCGGAAACTCCTACCACTTGTAAACTTTTACTCTTGATCGGAAGATTCCCCTTGCTTGAAAGGCGTTTCCCTTGCTCGAAAGGTTTTTTTCTTGTTTGGAGGTGTTTTTCTTGTTTGGAGGTATCACGCAAACCCCACCCCTCCCTCGAAATCCCCACGAAATCCCAAGACCTTCCGCTACTTTGTTCCACGTGGAACGCTGATTCAGTCTAGGATATCGAGGTCTTTGTTCTTGATTGCCTTATATACTTGCCTAATACAA